TCCACACGTCATGGTACTGGGTAGCCTTCACCTTCGTCTACACCGGTAAGACCGCTAATTGGCTCTCTCTCCCAGCCGGGCACGCTGGAAGAAGAAGGTAATTCGGCGGGGGAGCCGAGGTCTGCTCACTTTACACGTACCACTTACCCTTTACCCAGGCAGTTAGTTAGTCTCCAAAATGGCTTGACTAGATCGTCCGGTGTCCCGCTGAGCTCGCCGGGATACACAGGGTTACATCGCCCTGCAACGATCACGCGCCCGCTACTCGCTTCATCACGCTTTGGTGAATCCACGCCCCTGTGCATTTACTGTCAGTACATCAAAAGGAAAGTCAAACACATCTACGGCAGATAGCGTCTTGAACGGTATCCGCAAAGGAGCACCGCAAAATGCGGTTCAGGCCTGGCCAAACTTGCCTGGGATGTCGGAGGCCTCAAGCCTCGCCGTCTGGTCGTATCCTGCAGCGTCAAGCTTAGAAATGAACTCATTCCATTCATTAGTAGACGCCACCCATCCCTGCTCCACAGCAAAGTTGGCCTCCTCAGCAAGCGATACAGTCGAGTTGTGCACAGCGTTGTACACCTTCTCAACCATCGAGTCCATCTCAGACATAGTCTCAATAGTTCGCAAATCACCACCGTCGCAGCGCCACATCTCTGGCAACTCGGCTTCCAACTGGCCCATCTTGATAAGCATGCGAACGCTAAACTGGGAATCCAGTACACGTCCGCCGTTGAGGTACTCGGCCATGTTAAGGAAGTACCTGCCCAGGCTAGGGCAGCGATCGGTGACGTTGTATGCGCGGCACAGAATGCCGGGCACAACAACGGAAGCAAAAGCCTTGCGGTCTCCATCAACGGCAGCCTTAACAGCCTCGGGAGCGATACACGTGTGGCCATTGCGCCACTGGCGCGGAACATCCACAACCTCACTACCGAGCCGAATGCCGTACTGATCAGCAATCATCTTCCAACCGCAAAACTCCGCAGCCTCACCAGGCTTGCGGAGAAACAGCTTGGGTCTGTGGCCACATGCCTTCCAACGTTCAGCGAGCTTCTCCATCTCGAGATCACTGTACAAATGCGTGACAAAGAGGATCGAATCATCACCCTCGAAACACCATTTAACACGCACGTCATGACCAAAGACATCTGTACAGCGAACGAGGTTGGGATCGGCAAAGCGATAAGC